AGCTTTAAAACATAATCAATTAATAGATAATATTTATATTTCTTGTTATTCAGTAAGTAATAACCCTATAATATATTTTATTTCAATTAATAGTAAAATTGAATCAGAAAGATTAAATAATCCAGAAGATTGTTTAAAAAGTTTTGAAGAAAATATAAAACATTATTTAATAAGTAAAAAATTAAATAAATTACATATTTATTATTATATATTTTGGACAATGAAAAAATATAATTAATGGCAAGTGAATTTAAGGTACGTAATGGGTTAATTGTAGAAGGTCCTGTAAGTAGCTCTATTTTCTATATAGGAGAAATATATGACAACTCCGGAAACCAAGGAACAACAGGAGAAATTCTAGTAGCCCAATCAGATGGAACTATATTATGGAGCACAGGAGGTGTTGGAGAATCAGGCACTTCAGGCACTTCAGGTCCAAGTGGTTCTTCTGGTACAAGTGGAAGCTCTGGTTCTTCAGGTACCTCTGGTTCAAGTGGCTCTTCAGGTACCTCTGGTTCAAGTGGTTCCTCAGGCACTTCTGGTTCAAGCGGTACTTCAGGCACTAGTGGCTCTTCAGGCTCAAGCGGTACCTCAGGTTCTAGCGGTACTTCAGGTTCCTCAGGCACTAGTGGCTCTTCAGGCTCAAGCGGTACTACAGGCTTAGATGGGAATACTATTATATGGAGATATGACACCAGTGGTGAGGATACTCCTACCTCTGGCTTATTTAATGAAACAGATTCTCCAACAAATTTTAGTGAAAATTTAAATTTATATTTTAATGATACTGCTACTATCCCTAACATATCTGTAGTTTCATTTCTAGAAAATCTAAATGTAGGGGCTATTATAGAAATTAAGGATTTAAGTAATAGTGATACTTGGGTACATGAAATAACATCTGTTACTCCTAATCAAGGGGGTAATAGTAATACTAATATTGCAACAACTTATATTTCGGGTCCTGGTTCTGCTCCTTCTGATAGTCAAAATGTTTCATTTAGATTTTTTACAGTAGGGGGTTCTTCAGGCACTTCAGGCTCAAGTGGCACTTCAGGTTCAAGCGGCACTTCAGGCTCAAGTGGTACTTCAGGCCCCTCAGGCTCAAGCGGTACTTCAGGAACTTCAGGCTCAAGTGGCACTTCAGGTTCAAGCGGTACTTCAGGTCCTTCAGGTTCTTCAGGCACTAGTGGTTCCTCAGGAACAAGTGGTTCTTCAGGCACTTCTGGTCAAGATGGAGATGTTTATGCTAACTGTACAACACAAAACTTTACTTCAGGTGCCTCTATTCCCTATACTTTAAATGCTACAATAGGAACCGGACTAGCCTACACTACAGCTCAAACAATAATATTCTCACTTTCAGATACTCAATTTATTGAGGGTACAGTAATTTCTTACAATTCAGGAACAGGAGCAATCTCAGTTAATGTAACATCAGAAACTGGATCTTTTAGTGGATCTAATACCTGGTGTATAAACTTAGCAGGTGCTCCTGGCCCCTCAGGTTCTTCAGGTACTTCAGGCTCAAGTGGTTCAAGTGGAACATCTGGTTCCTCAGGTTCTTCTGGTACTTCTGGAGAAGATGGTTCTTCAGGTACTTCAGGTAATTCGGGCTCCTCAGGCACTTCAGGCTCAAGCGGCACTTCAGGTTTATCAGGAAATCAGTTTACTTGGTTAAATCGTACTAGTGATGGATCTGTAACCTCAACTGAGGTTGCAGCTACTACTAGTGGAGGTGTCATTTCTACAGATTGGAGCACTAATACTGATTTTTCTTTCCATGATACCGCTTACAATCCTAACATTGATGTTTCTACTTTCTTACTTAACATACCCGTAGGTTCATTATTAGTAGCGGAAGATTTAAGTAATGGAAATATTTGGACCTATAACATAAATGCGACCCCAACAGATAACGGAACCAGTGTTAGAATTAATGTAACAGCATTAACAGGCCCTTCTGATGCCCCTTCTGAGGAACAAGAAGTAGCATTTACTTTTTACACAGTAGGAGGCTCTTCTGGCACTAGTGGCTCTTCAGGAACTTCAGGGAACTCGGGTTCTTCAGGTACTTCAGGTTCAAATGGCTCTTCAGGTACTTCAGGTTCAAATGGCTCCTCAGGTACTTCAGGTCCAAGTGGCTCTTCAGGCACCTCAGGGGCAAATGGTAGTGTTTTAGCCTATGGCCACTGGTATCATGGTAATTCTACCGGGGTTACATCAGTAAACCCAGGACCTGAAGATTTTTACTTTGCTACCCAATCCGTTAATACAGATACAGGTATATTTGTCCATTCTCCTTCGTATGGTGGAGGTGCAAGTGCTGTAGTAATTGGGGAAGGTGGAGATTATGAAATTAGCTATGGTGTAAGTATGGATGGATCTGGTGCTACTAGAACAGTATTTGATGCTTATATTTCTATAAATGGGACAATAGAATCAGGCTCTAGATCACTGGTGTACCATCGTCAAGGAGGAAGCCCAGGTTCTGCATCCACCACTATTATAAGAACAATTAGTACGGATGATATTATTAGAATAACAGTTTCTAGAGATAGTGGAACTAATAATGGTAACCAAGAACCTTGGGGAACCCAATTAACAATAAAAAAATTATCTTAATTATGTGGATATATAATGGAAAGGATATATCTAATATATCCGATTTTCCTGAAAACACATATGGATTTGTATATAAATTAACCCATATTCCCTCAGGTAAATCTTATATAGGACGAAAAAACTTGATCCATCAACGAAAAGCTAAATTAACTAAAAAAGATTTAGCTATGTATGAGGGTCAAAGTGGACGTAAACCTACATACAAAGTTATAAGAAAAGAATCTGATTGGAAAGATTATTATGGTTCTAATAAAATTATAGCAGAATTACTAGAAAAAGAACCCAAAGAAAATTTTAAAAGAGAAATTTTAGATTTGGCTTTTAATAAAAAAATATTAACTTATTTAGAAACAAAATATCTATTTATTTATCAAGTTTTAGAAAAACCTGAAGAATTTTTTAACAACAATATTCTTGGAAAGTTTTACACAATAGATTTTGATTCCTAAAATCTTTTATGTATATTAATCACCATATTCTATTTATATGGTAAACCATTTAGTAGCTAACATAGTAGATTCGGAATTAGGAAAAGGAAAACCTACAGCAAGGGGCAATCAATCATATCATTGTCCCTTTTGTCATCATTCAAAACCTAAATTAGAAGTAAATTTTAATGAAGGAGGTAAAGGTGCAATGCATTGGCATTGTTGGGTATGTAATAAAAGAGGTAAAAGTATAGTTTCTCTACTTAAACAAGTAGATGCTCCCTATGAAAAAATAGAAGAAGTTAAAAAACATACTAACTATAAAGGAGTTGTATTTAAGGAAAAACCTCGTGAAAAAATACAATTACCTAAAGAATATAAACCTTTACTTAGTATAAGTAAATACGATTTAGTAGGTAGAAAAGCTTTAGCTTATGTAAAAAAAAGAGGAATAACTAAAGATGATATATTAAAATATAATTTAGGATATTGTGATGGAGGAAAATTTGATCAAATGATTATAATCCCTTCTTATGATAATAATGGAGAATTAAATTATTTTTCTGCTAGAAATTTTAACCCAAACTCCCCAGTATCTTATAAAAACCCACCTGTAAGTAGAGATATAATTCCTTTTGAGTTATTTATTAATTGGTCTTCTCCTTTAATATTATGTGAAGGTCCGTTTGATGCATTAGCAATAAAACGAAATGTTTTACCTCTATTAGGTAAAAATATACAAAAGGAATTAATGAAAAAAATTGTTACTTCCGAGGTTGAAAAAATTTATCTTGTTTTAGATAAAGATGCACAAAAACAATCACTTAAATTTTGTGACTACTTATTGAAAGAAGGTAAAGAAGTTTATTTAGTTGACTTACAAGAAAAAGATCCTAGTGAAATGGGATTTGAAAAAATAACAAAACTAATCCAGGAAACCCCACCAATAGATCAGTATCAATTACTGTCTAAAAAATTAGAACTTTTATGAAAAAACAAATTAAAAGATCTTATAATCGGATTTTAGAAATATCAGACGATTATAAGCAAATTACAATGCCAGATTCTCGTTATTACCAACGTAATGGAGAATTTTATCCTTCACTAACTTATGTTTTATCGTATTACCCAAAAGGTAAATTTTTTGAAGATTGGTTAAAAAAAGTAGGATATTCTGCAGATTATTTAGTAAAAAAAGCAGGAGAAGAAGGTACTGAAACTCATAACTTAATTGAAAGTTATTTAGATGGGGAAGAATTAAACTTTTTAGATCAATACGGTAACCCTCAATATGACCCTAATACATGGCAAATGTTTTTAAGATTTGTTGAATTTTGGGAACTATATAAACCTAGATTAATTGAAAGGGAAGTCCATTTATTCTCAGATGAATTAAAAGTAGCAGGTACCTGTGATTTAGTTTGTGAAATTGATAATGAATTATGGATTATAGATCATAAAACTTCAAACAATATGCAACTTACCTATGAACTACAAACTGCGGTTTATGGTAAAATGTGGGAAGAATGTTTTGGTTCTAAACCTGAAAGATTAGGATTATTATGGTTAAAATCTTCAAAAAGAAAAGCCCGTAAAGGAAAAATGCAAGGTAAAGGATGGGAAATACATGAGTCTTTAAGAACTCAAGATGAAAATATTGAAATATTTAAAACTGTAAAAAAATTATTTGATTTAGAAAATCCTTCACCCGAACCTATTATTAATTCTTTCCCAACTACAATAAAGAAGAAAGATTAATATTTATAGTAAAACGCGTTAATGATTTTACTGAAAAGACTATTGAACGAAGTTCAAGGTAATCCCAAAGCCTTAATTTTAGCTGGTGCTCCTGGTGCTGGGAAAGGTTCTGTTTTAAAAGACTTAAACCTAGGGGGCTTAAAAGTATTTAATTTAGACGATACTATTTTAACATTAGCGAAAGCCGAAGGATTTTCACTAAATCAAAAAGAC